CCTGCCACCATTCGCGCCGGAGATACGGTCACTTGGAGAGATAAGGCATCTGCTGATCTCCTTGGCAACCCGATCACCTCTGGCACCTATACGCTCACCTATTACCTGCGCACCAATACCGCCAGCGAGGGTGCAACGGTGGTGGGTACGGCGTATGGCGACGGATGGGAAAGCACCATCTCGGCAGCTACCAGTGCAGGCTTTGACGCTGGCGTTTGGTATTGGCAGGCCGTTGCCACCGCAGGCAGTACTAAGTACACGCTGGGCTCCGGGCAGCTGACGGTCTTTGCCGCGCTCACCTATGCCGGCACCCCTGGTGCATTTGATGGCCGCAGCCAAGCCGAGAAAGACCTTGAAGCTGTCACCACTGCAATCCGGGTGTTGGTCGCCTCAGGCGCCAAGGAATACACCATCGGCGGGCGGAGTTTTAAGAAGCAAGACCTCAACCTGCTGATCCAGCGGGAAAGCCAGCTGAAGGCCATCGTCAAACGTGAGCAGGCAGCTGATCTGATCAAAAACGGGCAGGGCGACCCCCGTTCCCTTTACGTGCGCTTCTGACCATGGGCATCCGATCTGCAATCCGCGAGCTGTTTCGCTCTGACCGCAGCGCACCTGTCGCGCCACCGCGTCGCCGTATGTACGAAGGCGCCAAGGTCTCACGCCTCACCAGCGACTGGGTGACGGCTGGCACCTCTGCTGATGCTGAGATCAAAGGCAGCCTGGCCCGGCTCAGGAATCGCAGCCGTCAGCTGGTACGTGATTCCGACTACGCCAAGCAAGCCATCCGCGCCATCAAAGCGAACGTCATTGGCACCGGCATCCGCCTGCAGGCGCAAGTCAAGATGCAGCGCGGCTCTGGCCGCCTTGACCAGACCATCAACGATGCCATCGAAAAGGCATGGGTTAAGTGGGGCTGCAAGGATTACTGCCACACCGCTGGCCGCCTGAGCTTCCCTGATATGGAACGGCTCTTGGTCGGAGCCATGGCGGAATCAGGTGAGGTGTTCGTGCGCATGGTGCGTCAGCCGTTTGGCGGCAGTGAAGTGCCGTTTGCGCTGGAGGTGATTGAAAGCGACCTCCTCGACGACACCTATATGGGGCCTAGCTCTATTGAGGGCAACGAATGGCGGATGGGTATTGAGCTGAACAGCTGGGGCCGCCCTGTTCGCTACGCCTTCCTGACCAAGCACCCTGGTGATTCGGCCTTTGGCCAGTCCACCGCAGGCCGTCACCGGATCATCCCTGCTGACCAAATCCTTCATCTCTACCTGCAGGACAGGCCCGGTCAGACCCGTGGAATCCCCTGGCTGGCAACGGCTATTCAGCGTCTGCATCAGGTGGCCGGGTATGAACAAGCTGAGGTGGTGCGGGCTAGGGCTAGCTCGGCGCTGATGGGCTTCATTACCAACAACGATGGTGAGCTGCTGGGCGATGACCTGTATGACCACGAACGGGTCAGCAACTTTGAGCCTGGCGTCTTCAAGTACCTAGCCCCTGGCGAAAGCGTCACGGTCCCGCAGCTGGATGCACCCGATGGCCAGCTGGAACCGTTCCTGCGCGTGATGCTCCGTGCCATGGCTGCTGGTGTGGGCTGCAGCTACGAAACCATCAGCCGCGACTTCAGCCAGTCCAACTACTCCAGCAGCCGCCTCAGCCTTCTAGAGGACCGCGACAACTGGCGGGCGCTGCAGCAGTACATGATTGAAAACTTCCACCGCCCTGTCTTTGAGGCATGGCTGGAAATGGCAGTGCTTAGTGGTGCTCTCAAGCTGCCTGCCTACGAAACCGACCCTGACCGCTATCGCGCTGTGCGCTTCATGCCGCGTGGCTGGGGTTGGATCGATCCGGCCAAGGAAGTTGAGGCCTACAAAGAAGCCGTGCGCTGTGGCTTTAAGACTCAAGCCGATGTTGTGGCTGAGCAGGGTGGTGACCTTGAAGAACTGCTCCTCGCTCGCAAAGCTGAGGTGGATCGGGCTGAAGAGCTAGACCTTTACTTCGATACCAATCCAGAAAACGAACACGAGGCAATGGAGGATCCTGAGATGGAACCTCAAGAGGCAATTCAAGAAAGCGCAGATAATCTAGAGGACACCACTGATATTGAGTCAAGCGATGGACCAATCGCGTGATTATGACGGTCAGCGGCTGACTCGTGCTGAGGCAGTTGACCTTACCGTCAGCGAGGACGAACTCTCAATCGAGTTCCCGTTTAGCTCTGAGTATCCAGCCGCTCGTTACTTCGGAAACGAAATCCTCAGCCATGATCGGAGCGCGGCAGATTTAAGCCGCCTGAATGACGGTGCGCCGCTGCTTTTTAACCATGATCCCAACAAGGTCATTGGCGTAGTGGAGCGGGCTTGGATTGATTCACAAAAAAAGCGTGGTTACGCCAAGGTCCGCTTTAGCCGCAATGCTTTTGCCCAAGAGGTGCTTGCGGACATCCAAGATGGGATCATGCGTAATGTCTCTTTTGGCTATCAAATCAACAAGCTAGAAGAGCGTGGTGGTGGTGATTTTATTGCCACTTCTTGGACGCCTTACGAACTGAGCGCAGTTAGCATTCCTTTAGACCCCACGGTCGGCGTCGGGCGTGCTCTCGACGCTCAACCTGCGGCCCCTGCCGCATCATCAACCCCCGAAACAGAACCCGAGGTTCCGATGGACAACTCCACCGACTTTGCGGCGGTGCGGGCTGAAGCGGCTGCTGAAGCTGCCAAGGCTGAGCGTGCTCGCATTGCTGGCATTACTGCCCTGACTGAAAAGCACGGCATGGCTGATCTGGGCCGTCAACTGATTGACGGTGGCCGCAGCCTTGACGACGCTCGTGCTGCTGTCCTTGACAAGCTGGAGATCAAGCCCGCTGAGGCTGTTGCTCCGGTTGACATGGCTCCTGCTGAGCGTGCCAAGTACAGCATCACCGCTGGTATCCGCGCCATGCTGACTGGCGATTGGAGCAGCAGCGAAGCTGGTTTGGTGCGTGATCTCTCCCGCGAGGTTGAGAAGTCTGGCGTTTCTAAGACCACTGAACGGAGCTTCTTTGTTCCCTTCTCTGCTCTGAGTCAGCGTGCCACCTATGTGACTTCTGGCGCCACCACTGGTGGCAACTTGGTTGCTACCGATCTGCTGGCCGATGACTTTATCGAGTTCCTGCGGAACAACGCTGTGATGCTGCAGCTGGGCGTTCGCACCATGCCTGGCCTTGTCGGCAACGTGGCGATTCCCCGCCGCTCCGGTGTGGCTTCGACCTACTACCTGAGCACCCAGACCACCGCCATCACCCAGTCGGAGAGCACCTTCGACCAGGTGACAATGTCGCCAAAAAATCTGGCAGCCCTGTCGAAATACTCCAGGCAGACCCTGCTGCAGGGAACCCCTGGCATCGAGGAGCTGGTGCGTCGTGACCTGACCGATGGCATCAACCTGGCCATCGACCTGGGCATCCTGAACGGCTCTGGCTCCAGCGGTCAGCCCACCGGCATCATGCAAACCTCCGGCATTGGCTCGGTGGCCATGGGCACCAACGGTGGCGCCATCACCCTTGAGAAAGTGGTGGACCTGGAATCTGCCGTGATGCAGGTGAACGGTGCCGTCAATCCGGCTTCTGTGGCTTACCTCACCAACTACAAGGTGCTGGCTGCTCTGAAGAAACTGCGGGCTGGTGGTTCTACCACTGGTGATGGTCCCTTCCTGTTCAACACCGATGCCGCCCGCATCGGCCGCGGTCCTACCCCTGGCACCCTGAACGGATACCCTCTGGCCGCCACCAATCAGGTTCCCTCCAACCTGACCAAGGGCTCCAGCAGCGGTGTTTGTTCTGCTCTGCTCATGGGTGACTTCAGCCAGGCCATGGTTGGCTTCTGGGGCAACGGCCTTGAGATCACCGTGGGTGAAGACCAGGACGACTTCAGCAAGGCTCTTACCAGCGTTCGCGGAATCGTCTCATACGACGTAGCTGTTCGCGATCCCAAGAGTTTCGCTGCCTGCTTGGACATCACCACCTGATAGACGCGGGGGCGGGCAACCGCCCCTTTTTACTTATGAAGG